CATGTCAGCAACTGGCTACTATGGGCAGCGCAGGCGGATGCTGAAAAACAAACATGGAATGTGCCAGCTATTGGCGCGCCGGTAATTGTTCTTAGCGAAGGTGGCGATTTGCGCCAGGGTATTGTTTTTCCCTGCGGTATCACGGATGACAAAACACCTGCGGCCGATTCACCGCATAAGCACGTTACTCTGTATCACAATGGCGCATATACGTCGTATGACACCGAAGAAAACCACGCTGAAATATCCTTGCCAGCAGGTGGAACGATAAAAATTATCGCCCCTGGGGGTCTTGAACTGGATTGTGAAGTCACTATCACGAAAGGGCTAACTGTCAAAGAAGATTTAAAAGTCGGTGGCGATATCACCGACGCCGATGGCCAGCATGGTTCGCTACAGGATTTGCGTGATACGTATAACGATCATGATCATGAATACAATGACGGCACGACCGGAAAACCCAACCAACCCGCCGATTAACAGCCCGCAAAATGCGGGCTTTTTTACAGGTGAATTATGCAGGGCATGCATCGCGACACCGGCACGCACTTAGCCGGTATTGAGCATATCCGCCAGTCAGTGAAAGACATTCTCAGCACCCCCCTAAGAACGCGCCGGATGCTCATGGAGTACGGCAGTGACCTGCCATATCTGGTAGATATACCGACCGATGGCACGGCGGTTATTCGCGTGATTATGGCAACAGCCGTTGCGCTGGCGCGCTGGGAACCACGTATTTCAGTTAATTCCGTTGAGGTTCTGAAAGCGGGTGGCGGAGAGGTAGAAATTACTGTTCGGGCGACTGATATCGAAACGGGCGCGTCTGTCATACTGGAGAATATAACGCTGTGAGCAGAACAATTGATTTAAGTCAGGTGCCGCCACCGTCAATCGTAAAGACTCCACCATTTGAGGAATTAAAACAGCAGCGTCTGGCTGAACTGCAAGGACTGGACCCGACATTTACTGCGTTGCTGGAATCAGATCCGGCAGTCAAATTGCTGGAAATATTGGTTTTCCGGGAAATGATTGCCGCTGCGGCGTATAACTCTGCGATTCGGGCAATATTGCTGTCATCCTCCTGGGGTACGAACCTCGATCAGCTTGGCGCCAACTTTGATGTAGAGCGCCGGGTGATTGTCCCGCCAGATGATACCGTCATCCCACCGACTCCGGCTGTTATGGAATCTGACGATGAATTCAGGCGCCGTATTCAGCTTTCCTGGCATGCATTGAATACCGCGGGCTCCAAAGAAGCCTATGAATTTCATGCATTATCAGCACACGGTGATGTGCTCGATGCTATCGCCTATGGCCCGCCGACGACAAATCCAGGATACGTGGATGTTTACGTTCTTTCCCGCATTGATAGCGGAATCCCTGATCAGGCATTGTTAGACGCCGTTTCTGCAGCATTAAACGCGGAATTCGTGCGTCCGATGACCGATTTTGTCACGGTTCGATCTGCCAGCGTCAGCGAATATCAAATTGAGGCCACGGTGTACACCGACCCCGGCCCGTCTGGTGATGTTGTTATTGGAAATGCAGAGGCTGCTGCCTGGCGGTTCGCTGAGCAGCAACACCGGTTTAATAGTCGCGTGGATATCGGTGGTATCTATCGTGCATTGCGCCAGCCAGGGACAACGCATGTTGATCTGACAGACCCGGCAACAGACCTTATCCCGACGACCGGACAAGTATTTTATGCAACCGCTGTTACGTTAACCAGGGGAGAGGATTGATGGCATATCGCACTCTATTACCTCCTAATGCAACACAGGGTGAACTAGCGCAGGAGCGGGTACACGCGCACGTGCAGGATGAGCCCATTGATGTGCGCACCGTAAAAAACCCCGATCTCTGCCCGGTGGAGCTATTGCCCTGGCTGGCATGGGAATTCGGGGTTCGATTCTGGGATGATGACTGGAGCGAGGACGATAAACGCGAAGTCATCAAGAGTGCGCCAAAAGTGAACAAAACGCGCGGAACCGTCGGCGCCGTCAAGCGCGCACTGGCGGCGACCGGCATTAACATTGACGTTATTGAATGGTTCCGGGATGTTCCACCCGCACCGCCATATACATTTCGCCTCAGAATTAATAATGATGTCAGTGATGAGGAAATGCTCAATATCCTTGAACAAGTAGAAGATGCTAAAAATGAGCGTAGTCAACTCAGCGAAATAAAAATAAAACCGCCGAGAATTGAAGGTGAATTTTTTGTTGGTGGTGCTATTACCGGTACTGTGGCTGTTTATATGGGGCAAATTTAAAAATGGCAGATTATTACACAATTATCACGGATGAAGGACAAGCATTATTGGCAGATGCCATCGCTAATGGTACTACCGTTCAATTAACGCAATTTGGCGTAGGTGATGGCGGCGGGGCGCCAGTAACGCCAGACCCGACAATGACCGCACTCACTAATGAGGTCTATCGCGGCAGTATCAGTAATATGACAACCAGTCCTGTACAGCCTGATGCTATGGTGGCACAGCTTATCGTTCCAAAAGAAAGCGGTGGTTATATTGTCCGGGAGGTAGCGTTATTTACTGATACTGGCGTGATGTTCAGTATCGGTAACTATCCTGACCAGCCAAAACCGCCAACAAATAGCGGTTATGCTGTTAAACTGGATTTGCGTTATGTGCTGGCTGTGTCTGATACATCAGCTATTACTGTCGTTATTCAGCCGGGAGATTATTTAACAAAAGAACAAGCGGATACATTATATTTAAAAATAGGATTTAATTTATCTGAAATTGAAGATGCCGGGCCGGATGCTCAACTTGAAGCGCGAAATAATATTGACGCAGCCCCGCGCAGTGATTTATATCATTATTATTCAAAGCATAGAGTAAATCAGACATCTCCTTCAGAAGTTTTTAATCGATTAGGTAATCAGTTTAGCCGTGGCTCGTATCTTTTTAAATTGGCAACGTATGCGACAACGGGTCAGACTGGAACATGGTATGTGATGTGGGTCAATTCTTCTGGCGTTCTTAATTTGACTTTGCTATGGGAAACGAGTGCTACAGCAGAGAATACACCAGAATTATTCATTGATAATAATAGATTATATGTTCGGACAACTGACCCTGATACATTATACGATGTAATGGTAGCTATTGAAGAGTGCGATATAGATGCTGCTCACAGAGTATTTGATTTCTATACTAAAATTGCCAGCCGCACTTATGATAATGAATTCGAAGGGCAGCAGGTAATCAATTCACCTGAATTTATAACGAAACGTGGTAATATTTATGACGATCAACTTGCTACAAATCTTGTTCAGGGATATCGGTTAGAAATATCATCTACACGATACGCAGATATTTATTTGCATGAAGACATCGGCACTGGGCTTTCATTTAAAGTAAATCTCGTTCTGGATGGTGTAGGACATGAACTAACATTCAGAAATGACGGGACATTAGCACTTTCGGGTCATTTGTACGCCGGAGATGCAACATATAGTACTAATGGGGATGTTTATGGCCCCATATGGAGTAATGGATGGCTATCTTCATTTATTAATAATAGTCTTGTCCATGATATTCGTCTTGGCGCAGAATATGGAGATTATCGCTTAGATGAAGACTGGGCATATCGTACTCAATCCGGATATGTAATTACTGGATTTAATATAACTTCAGATGACGGACAAGAAGATAATTTTGATGCGATATTTTCAAAACCAATACAAAAGCTTGTATCAGGAGCATGGTGGAATATCGGAGAAGGGTCTGTTGTATCAATTTCTGAAATGCAATATTTAGTACATGAATCTAAAGTTCCTGAATCGGGATTATCACAACTTATAAATTTAAGTCCATATTATAATAAAAAAACACCTTCTGGGTGTGTAGATTTTATTGATGAGAATGGTTATCTCTGGAGCTATGCACAGAAAAAAATAAAAGGTTCTGTTTTTATTATGTATGACATGGATGACGTTATTCATAGTATTGCATCAGATATTAGCACCTTCAGACCTGAAAATCTTTCCGTTGCCGGACTTGATGAAATTCCGCCTGGATTTAAAATTGACGGTAGCTGGAAATTTAATGGTGTAAATATTTATAAGGATATAACAATTATTAACGCAAAAACTGAGAAAATTAATTCAGAAAAACTTAGTATAAGCAAACAACGCGCCATTACTGAAATCATGACGCTACAGACGCTCTCAGCAACTGGTAACGCACAATCCGGTGATGCGCAGGCGCTGAAAGCCTGGACTGATTATCTCGTCAAGCTGAGCCAGATAACGGACCTGGTTAATCCGGATTGGCCACCCGCACCGCAAATCAAGAATTAACCTGAACCCGCCATTCCGGTGGGTTTTTTAATGGAGAATATTATGGATCTTCACGGCACCCGAAATCGGGAAACGGATACCGCCCCCAAGGCTACGACGACTGTTAATATGTCGATTATCGGCCTGGTTGGTACAGCGCCTGATGCAATTGCAGGCGTGACGGCCAGTATCATAATCGGCAACACCTTAATGAATAACGCAATAGTATTCACCGCTACAACGATGGGATTTGCTGGTAATCAGCTGCGAGTAACCGCCGTTCCTGGCACGCCTGATATTACAGACCCGGATAATCCAGCGGCATCGGATACGACAGCGACATATGCAAATAAATTACTCACGATTACATTGGGAACTGATGCTACGGGTATAGTCATCGCAACAGCTGCGGAAGTCGTTGCAGCAGTAGCACTGGTTACTGCGAGTGAAATCACCGCCGAGCTATATCCGGGCATTACTGGCGCCGGTATCGTTGACCCATTCGCTGCTACTGCTCTGCAAGGCGGACAGGATGAGCCATTTCCCCTGTATACGCCTACATTGATTTCTGGCAGTTATACGCAGGCTGCAAAGCTCGGAACGGCTGGTTCCCTGCCACTCGATATCAGCGATATTTTTGCGCAGACAGCTGCGCTAATTGTTATTGTACGCGTCGAAGAAGATGTTGATGCTACTGAGCAGCATACCAATATTATTCAGGGTATTCTGGCTCTGGAAATGGCGCAGGGTAGCCTTAACTACAAACCTCGTGTGATTATCGCGCCGGAATGGAGTACAGACGACGGTATCGGTAAGCAACTGGAAAGCACGGCCAGCAAACTTCGCGGTGTGACATATCTCGATTCGGTGACAATGGCGCCGCCAGATGTCGTTGTTCGTCGTGCGCAAAAATACGGCCCACGCGTTGAAATGCTGCGCCCGCGCATCATGGTAACGGACAAAGTTACCGGCGCTCTGGTTTCCCGTCCATATTCAGCTGCGGCAGCTGGCCACCGCATGCGCATCGATGCAGAGTTCGGCGTCTACTGGTCTAAATCGAACCATGTGGTTCAGGGCTTCTCTGCGCTTGAGCAGGTTGACCTGTTCATCCTTGGCGAAGAGCTGGACGTCGTGAACCAGCTCAACCAGGCGAACGTCAATACTATCGTGATGCTCGATGGCTTCCGGCATTGGGGGAACCGCCTCTGCTCCTCTGACCCGCAATTCCGGTTTGAGGCGGTTCGACGTACTGCAGATATGTTGCAGGACTCTATCCAAATCATGGTCACGAAAAATTATATCGACCGTCCGGGAGACAAAGCGAACGGTATCGCCATGGTTGGTGCCATCGACAGCTATCTCCGCCAGGAAGCAACGCGCGGGACGATTATCAGTGGCCGCGCTTGGCTGGATACTGAACTGAACACACCAGAAAGCCTGGCGGCCGGTAAAGTTTACGTTAACGTGGCATACCGGCTTAAATCGCCGATGGAAGAAATTACTGTTACGTACGCTATCGATACCACGACCGGCGCTACCGAAGAACTTAAAGCCGCGGCTTAAGGGGAAAAATCATGGATATGAATTACGTTTACAGCAAAAGCGGTCTGTGGGTGCAGGATGGCGCCCGTATAGGTTCGCTATTCACATTCACGCCACCGGCAATGACAGCCACAATCGGCGATTTTAAAACGACCTGGATGGATGTGGCCATGCCGATCGATACCGGGATGGACCCCATGCAATGCACCTTTAAAACTGGTGCTGATCTGGAAATTCTCTCGTTATTTGGTTTTATTCCTGGACAGGCTACACGCGTGCAGGCCCGCCGCACGTATAAAGACACTAACAATGTCCTTCATCTGTTTATCGATGAGCTGGAGGGGGTTATTGCCTCGATTGAGCCGGATGAACATGGAACGGATGGAAAGGAAACTGTCGGCGTCACAGTCACTATGCGGCTGAGCTATTATCGCCTGACAGTTGATAATCAGGAGATTTATAAAATCAGCCCGCGGGTAATGATTCGCGCTATCCGTGGCGTAAATACATTGCAGGCTGAAAAAGACATGCTATTGATGTAATAGCATTCAATCATCAATTTATTTAATTATTGGCGTTATTATGACGCCATTTTCCATCGAGGAAATTATGGAACAAGTTTACCCATCAAATAAAGTAACTGTAAAACTTAGCCGCCCTTTAAAAACTTCCACTGGCGAAGTCAGTGAATTAATCATCAGAGAACCCACTGTTTTTGATAAATTGCTCTATGAAAAACAAAATGGTGGTCCTATTGAAAAAGAACTCAATATGATTGCTAATTTGTGCGGACTTGAGGTATCCGATTTACACACCTTGCCAGCGTATGATTATTCTCAGCTCGCCGAGGTGACGAACGATTTTTTGAAGTCGCCGGAAAAGCGTTCGAGCCACAATTCCTGAGAGACCATCCAGGAATAAACTCGTGGTGCAAATTAACACTGGGAGAGCAAATGGCTCTCCCTTTGAGCGTATATTTCC